AGTGGTGCAGAATGATGCTCAGGCGTTTCCGAGTCTCCCGCGACCCGCCACTTGGCACTCGCGTCTGAGGGACTCGTCGTAGCAGCGCCGTTCCGAGCCTGCCTCCTGGCTACTCGAAGCACAACCACAAATCCCCATTCGTAACGCTAGGAGTGCCATGACTATGACCACCAAGGGTGTCATTGACCCCGAATTGAAATCCGCACTGGACGCCTTGCGCGCCGGTATTGCTGGCGCAGCGCCAGCCTCCAAACTGCAAGCCCTGCAAGCGCAGGTCGACAGCATCGACGTCAAGCTAGCCACGAAGATGTATGGCGAGTCTTCGTTCGGCACCGGCTCAACGCTGCTCAAAACCATCACGGAGAACGAATCCGTTCAGCGCATCCTTCGCGACAAGCGCGGCTCCGCAGTCCTGCACCTGAAAGGGCGCGAGTATGCGGATTTGATGGACCGCAAGTCCATCATCAGTGGCGTCACGTCTGGCTCCGCTGGCGGTGATGCTCTAAACCCGGTGGGCGCGTCTACCACTGGGGTGTTGCAGATTGACCGCATCCCCGGCATCACGCCGGAAGCGCGGCAGGTCCTGAAGGTTCGGAACGTTCTCTCTGCGAGACCGACCACAATGCAGGTGGTGGACTTTGTGAAGGTCACCGCACCCATGGCGATTGCATCGCCCGTTCCTGAAGCCAGCGTGAAGCCTGAAAACTCTCTGACCTTCCAGTCGGTCAGTGAGAAGGTGCGGCTCATCGCAACCTGGATTCCTGCCACCAAGCAGGTTCTGGACGACATGACGGAGCTGCTCGGCTTCATCCAATCGAGCCTGCCATTCTATGTGGACTTGGAAGAGGAATTGCAGTTGCTCTCCGGGGATAACACCGGGGAGAATTTGCACGGCCTCATCCCGCAGGCCGCTGCGTTCAACGCTGCGTTGCTGCCCCCAGCAGTGAAGGGCTGGACCCGGCTCGACGTCATAGGCACCGCAATCATGCAGATTAACGCGGCGAAGGAAATCGACCCCACGTTTGTAATTTTGAACACAAATGATTGGTGGGCTATCGCGCTGACAAAGGATTCGTTCAGCAGGTACATCCTGGGCGAACCAAGCAGCCTCACGACGCCGCGCATCTTTGGGCTGGATGTTGTCCCTACCACGTCGATTGCACAGGGAACGTTCCTCGTCGGCTCCGGTTCGCCGGTCGCTGCGGAGATTCGTGATCGACAAGATATGACTGTTGAAATCTCCACGGAACATAGTGACTACTTCGTGCGCAACTTAGTCGCCATTCGTGCCGAGAAACGCTTAGCACTTATAACCAAGCGGCCAAATTCGTTTTTGACCGGCACCTTCACAACTTCACCGTAAGGACCGCGACAGCCTTGGGTGAAACGGGCGTCGCCGCACACAACCCTGTCGGCGACGCTTCAACGGGTTCCGTTAACACTGGAGGGGGCAATTGGAACGCAAGCGGTTCACACTCAAAATCAAGTCGGTCGACGATACCGGTTCCTTCACCGGTCTGGGGGCGGTCTACAACAACGTCGATCTCGGCCGCGATCAGATCATACCGGGCGCCTTCGCGCGCACGCTGGCCGCTGGGAAGCAGTTCCCCCTTCTGTGGCAGCACGATCCCTCGAATCCAATCGGCACCGCCAAGGTGACAGATACCCGCGAGGGGTTGCTGGTGGAGGGGAAGCTGCTGCTGCAGGACCCGACTGCGTTGAAGGCATACACGTTCATGAAGGCTGGCGTCATCAAGGGGATGAGCATCGGCTTCGAGTGCTTGCAATCCACGATGGACGGAGATGTCCGGCAACTGAAGGAACTCAAGCTCTGGGAGTTCTCAGTCGTCACCTTCCCCATGAACGAGTCTGCGACAATCTCCAGCATCAAGAGCCTCAGTGTCTCCGACGATGAAGTGCAGATGCACCTGAAGGCCATCAGCCGCCACCAGAAAGCCATTCGCATGCACGTCAAGGCGATTCTGGGTGACGATGACGAGCTGGATGATGAGGACGGCGGCCCGGTGGATGACCCTGCTTTCTTGGAGGCCAACGATTCAGAGGCGGACGACGAGAGCAAGGCGCTACTGGTGGAGTTGCAGAAGTTGGTGGCGCAGGCCGGGGGGCTTGCGAGCGCGTAAAAGCCCCAGGGGCAACCGTAGTTACTCAAAACCCGACTTCACAGGCATTTCGGGATTACTTCCGGATTGCCGGTAATCCGACAGGACGCAGCTTTCGAGCTTGCGAGCGAAGAATTTCACTGCTGATCCGGCTCACGACGAATGATTGACAACGCTTCAGTCTCTATTTCCTTGAAATGTATATATTCCACTCTGCGTTTGGCTTGACTGCAGAGGACATACAAGTAGGTTCCCATTGCTGCTTCCCAGATCGCAAATGCAATCATCGGCCCGTGTCCGGTGCCGCGATTTGGATCGAACGCCTGGGTCCAAGGAAGAAACGAGATTCCTGCCAGTGAACCAAGGAAAGCGCCAATCAGGAAGTACTTCAAAGAGAACAAGGACCGATAACAGATCGCGGCACAGAGGACTAATCCAACCCCACCTATAAGTCCGCCAATGCAACCCGGCTCAATGTGGTTATTTGGATTTGACATTCCCAAAGAAACCGCGGCCAACAATGAAGTCAACCACACCACATTCATGAGTGGAATCGCGAGAATTGCTTCTGGAGTGCGCATAAATAGCAGCGTGCATAGCGCAGCAAACGGAAGAGGAAAGAGAACATCCCAGTGCGAGGGAAAATTCGGGAGCAAGACGGATGAGGACCACACGCCGCAAAGCGCGAAAAGAATAGCAACGGAAACAAGTCGAAGCCGTGCCAACACCGGACCTTTGTTCATTTCTTTGGCACCCAGTGTATGTTCCTGCCGGGTGGTCGGCAACACGGAAATTACCCGCGGCAGCAATCTCAACTTCGGGGCCGTCGTGCTTAAAAAACGGGGTTTTGAGCAACTTCAACTCGGAACCCATCGACGCTGCGGACGATCCTGCCCTCTTGGAGGGCAACGATTCAGAACCCAAGGGCGCAGCGGACGTTGAGACCAAGGCGTTTCTGGTGGAGTTGCAGCAGTTGGCGGCGCAGGCGCGGGATCTCGCGTCATAGCTATGGCTGGCCTGCCACACGCTAGGTCGCGCGATGCAGCTTCTGTTTAACCATCCTCACTACATTCCCTTCCGCATCATAGATGGGAACGTGAGCGAACTTCTTCCCGTGGCGATTCCGTAGAGTCTTAATCTTCTCAATTAGGTAGTCGACATGTTTCCCTAAGCTGGTCAACTGGGCTACTGTGCTAGCCGTCGCGGCCAGAAAGGAGACGCTTAGCCAGACGGGTTCGGCAGCCGCTTGAATCTCCAGAATGTATCCGTCATTCGGAAGCTGGGGGCTTGGCGGATAGTCAGACCGCATGTTAAGGGATGACGGATTCACTGATTCGATCGCTGGGTCTTCTTGCAGGAAGTCCACTAAGAGAGTGAACTCCTCTTCGGAAAGCGCGGTCGCGTCAATCAGAACACATCTACTTGTGTCAGCGTTCGATGTTTTCTTCGGGCCTTTAGTGGGGAGCATCAGGCGCAAAGGATAGCACGCACCCCTACACCAGCGCGCAATCGCGCCACGTTGCCCTGTGTGCAACCGGAGGGCGTGGGACAGGGGAATTTTCCCCCAGCTCTCATGGCAGCAGCAGGCGGACCTGGTGGGAGATTTGGTGGGAACGTGGATGGACAGGGGCGGATTTCCCTGCACTGGCTGGATTTGTCATCTAGCAGAATGAAAGACATAGGACGCATTGAGTCTGTGTGGACGGGACTAGAGGCAACTTAAAATCCGCAGGCCGCAAGGCCGTGGGGGTTCAAGTCCCCCTCCGGGCACCAATGTAACCCACTGATGCCTATAGGTTAATTAATTCTGGTGGCGATCGCCTCTGAAGGCAGTGCGCCTGCAGCGTGACTTATTTCGTGACCGATCTGCGCTTCCCTGTCGCTCTGTTGCAACTTCCGCATAGCGTCTGCAAAGTGGACGGCAGTGGCGATGGTGAAGGGATCGACAGCTATAATCGCGCGATGAGCAGACCTGCTTCACCCGTATGGGAGGTCAGGCCGGCGATTCGACT